GAATTGTGCATAATATCTGCATCATTATCACCAGAAAAAACATAGCCTGCACCACCCATGTCAGCTGCAAACTGATAAATTTCATCAAATGTTTCATCAAATTGCATTGCATGTGTTTGATATGGATTTCTTACACATCCAGCATAAGAAATACTTTCATAAACATTTCTTGGTACTCTAAGATCAGTATATACAAAATGATCGGCAGCAGTCTTTTCAAATTCAGGATATTTTAAATCAATACCACGGACCCAATAACCTTCATCTTTCAATCTCTTGACCATATGATGACCAATAAATCCACCGGCTCCTAATACAAGGGCTGTCTTTTTCATAATTACCTCACATACCAAAAATATGTATCATTAGCAACATTAATTGGTGTTCCAATTTTCTTTTCACGCCTAAATTTGTTGAGTTGTTCTTTTACATGTGTTGATCCATGTTCATTGCCACAGAAGATTCCACCATGTTCGACCATATCATAATACTTATGAAGATTGTTATATAGATCACTCTGAGCATGAATACAAACAACGTCAGCTTTTCTGTTTTCAGCGACTTCTACAATAAATCTACTCTCATCTTTCATATTTTCAAGGAGAATGTTTATATAATCTGGAGCATCTTTGCCATAAGAAATGACACCATAGACCATTTTGATCTTTTTCTTGGTATCATTAGACAGAAGCATGAAAGCATTTTCACCTTTCATGACACCAACATCCAATATGACAAGATCACCTTTCTTATGTCTACCAATATAAGGCGATATACCATGAGCCACCAAATTACTTGGTGGCCATGTTCCCATTTCTTGTGATTGTTTAATAGTAAAAAAATCTGGATTAATCATAATTAATACACCTCAACTTGAATAATGAATTATGTTGCTTTCGTCATAAAGTTTTTCAATTTTTTTCTTTAATTCGGGAACTCGATCCCATTGATGTACTAATGTATACTTATTACCAATATTATTAACAACTGAACCATCATCTAAAAATTTTGGTTGAATATCTTCATAATTCATAAGATATTCTTTCATTCCATTAGGATTACTTAATGCTTGTGCACCAAGATCGCCCGATCCAGCTTTTACAGCTTCATGTGTTGTTCCTAAATTAATTGCCCAAGTATCTGATGGACCAGTGAAAAATGTTTCTTTGTTGATTGAAGGAATAGTCAAAATAAAATTATAAACAGCTTGATCCACTATTTGAATGGGTCTTCCAAGACTTAACTGAAAAATCATAAGCAATAAACTTTTAACTTGATCTTGTGTTCCAGCAATTACACCAACATTATAAATCATATTATTTTTCATAATATTATGAAAATATCCACCAAATGCATGAAAAAGATTCTTATTTCCCCAAGGTTCATTTTTATATCTCATGCCCTCAGATGAAGCAACAATTTCATGAAACTTCATGTTATTTTCTAACCATTCATTTGGGTCTTTTTGAAAGATGACATCTCGCGTATCTGTGGTGATGACATAATTATATTTCTCTTTAGTCTTTTGTAGATAATCCCAAATATAAAAAAACCTCTCTACATGTGGTGGTAGTCCTCCTTTTGATTCAACATCACCAGATTCTGTTTTATTTCCATAGAGAGATAATTTTACACCAAGTGATGTTAGTTTGTCAATAGTTTCTTTTTTAATATTTGTTCCAACTAGAACAACATCACCATTAAATCCACTATTTTTGATTGAATTGACCCAATACTTCAATTCATTCCAAGTGTAATTAGAGCAGCCACCAATAATTAAATTCTTTGTCATCTTAAATGTTCCTTAAAATATAGAAATCATCCCATCTGGAAAATACTGTAAATTTTCTTTCATATCCATACTTAGCAAGTAAAATATAAATTTGTGTTCTTAGTTCTTCATCATTATTGTGTTCTACTGTTATGCATCTAATGTTGTGTTCATTTGCATGATTTGTAAAATATTTTTCAAGAATCGTCAATTCACTACCTTCTGTATCTATTGAAAGATAATCAATTTCTTTTGGCGCCGTTGAAAGCAAGTCTCCTAACGAAATAGTATTCACAGAGATTTTATTGCCGTCTTTTCTGTGAATACTATGCTCATCATTTTCACCAAATCCATTTATTGTTGATAGATTTGGATCCATTGCATCAATGAATTCAACAATTTTACCTGTTTCAGTATATACACAATCGGTTACAATTTTGGCTGTTCTGTTTTTATAGAGATCATTATGCCAATTTGGATTAGGTTCTGCAAGAATGCCATTCCAATTAAACATTTTTTCAAGAATGAATGTATTACTTCCATCTATGCCATTTGTTGCACCAAATTCAACAAAGAAACCATTTGGTTTAAAATTATTCTCATATAGAGCCCAAACATCTTGGAAGTTTTGTGATCTTGTTAATTGAAGATTTGCTAAACATGTACCAAAGAATCTAATTTCATCGTCATTAGAATAATTTCTTTTGAATCCATATAGTAATTGATCTAATTTCACTGTAACCATGGATATTTGCCTCCATGAAGATTCTTAATCATTTCATTTCCTTTTTTAAAGAATTCCATATCACCACCATATGCTTTTTCCATATCAGGTAAATTATAATTTAGTGTATGAAGCCCTGTTGTTTCATATTTCATTCCAGGTGTATCTTTAATAATCATAAAAAATCTTCTATCTCCACCCCATCCCCAATGCCAAATATGACATACCCGAGTTATAAATTCTCTTTTAAAGCAATATGAAGATGTATCAATAAGATATTGTAGCTTATCTGGCCATGTAAACCAGATTGGATATTTACCAATACTTTCACAACAATCATCATCTAGATAATTGTTATTTGAATACACTTTTCTAAGAGAATATGCCCAATCTAGATTTTTATCTTCAATCATATCAATCAAACTTTTAACATGATTTTTATCCCACCAATTATCTTCATCTAAAAATAGAATATAATCTGTGCTCAATAGATGAGGATATGCTGCATAAATTCTATGCCCATAAAAACCACCACCACCAGTGTTAAATGGTGTTGTTGTGACAGTTATGTTTCTATTTGATGGAATGTATTTTTTGGCTTCATTTTCATATCCTGGACCATCAATAACAATAAGATGATTGATATTTTTATATGTTTGATCTTGGACAGACTGAATTGCCTGTCCAAGAGTATGTTTACCTATAGTTGGTGTGATAACTGTAACAGAATTTTCAATCACTAATTTCATAATAAATCCTTTTTTTTTATTCTACAAGTTCACCTGTGTTCATTCTTACTTGAACACATCTATCATCATATAACGTTATCATACCAAAGTCTTTTTTACAAGTAACTTCTAAAGCAGGAAGACCATTTTCTTCACACCATTTATGTATATGAGAGACTATTTCATCATTTAAATTTGAATCATTACTAGAAACTCTGGCAGTAAAAATTTTTACAGTTTTTCCATTTTTGATCCAATTTTTTACTCTTTCGAGCATCTTAGGAACAGGTTTGCCAATATGTGTAATATCAACCCATTTATCATATACGGCCAACGTTCCATCTAAATCAACACCAATCCAACCACTACTCATTTTTTATCCTTCTTATTTGCGAACTGAAAAATTACAGACGACTAAATTGCCAATGCATCCAATCAAAGTCTCTTTCGATACCTAGAGAAATAGCACCCTCATCATAAACAAATTGCCAGAATTTATCATATACGGGTTTAGATAATGTAGCTTCTTTTCTATCCATATTGAGTTGATTTCTATCTGGATCAATATCAACTGCAATTCCCCATGAATGCATAGACCATGATGATCCACCACGCATTTGTCTTACGTTTAGACAACCACCAAAATAATTTAATCTTAGATTAACAATCTTTTCATAACCATAGTGTTCTAATGTACGATTCCAAATTCTTTCCATAGGTTCTTTAACAAGTTTATGACAACTATATTCTGTCAACTTTGTGTCTGTGTCCCATGCAAGAACCATAGTAAACGGAACTTTACATTTAACTTGATTTGTCCCAACATTACCATAAAAGTCCATGCAATCATCTTGTTTTGGCCAATTGGGTTTAATGATTTTTATTTGAGCTGGTACTTTTGTTTTGACTGGCTCTTGTTTAACAACTTCAGGAAAAATCTTAGTCCAATCACCAGTTTTTGCTTTTTCGAATTCACCTCTTGCATCGTCTGGGCGATCTTTCAATCCAAACCACTGCCCCTGTGTTGCCCGTCTCATGTTTTCAAATGCAGATGATGAACCAGATTTTAGTGCTTCATACACTGAAGGATATTTTCTCTTAAGATATTCATGCATTGCAATTGTTTGTTGTTCAATCGTTGATGTGCCACCTTTACCTCCACCATTTAAGTGAACAGCAATTTTAGGATCAACACCTTTTCTAATAGCATCTTTAACATCTAATGCATTTGTTTGATAGTATCCATAATCTGCACCATCTTGACCATACTGTCTTACATTAGCATTATTGCTTTCTTGATTGTATGCCTCCGAATATGCTTCTTTTTTAGAGAATCCAGTTTCTGTTTCACCAACACCACGAATGAATGCTAATTGATTAATATTAATTTCTTGTAATGAAGATGCAGATTTCACTGGATAAACAGAATCAACAACGTCTTTGAATGTTGTTGTTAATTGTGAATTATACACTGATCTTGCATAATTTGTTTGTGGACCTGCTAATCCATCTATTTCGCCAGTATCAATGTTTTTTGAATCATATAATGATTGTTCACCCGCAACTAGAACTCTATCATCTGACCAATCTGAACAATCAACTTTATTTTTGGTTAAATATGCTTTAATAGCAGTAATTAATTGTGCAGTTACTTTTCCATCAATAGGACCAGTGTAAAATTTCTTATCTTGCAATAGTTTCTGTAATTCTACTTGATAATTTACTGTTGGCATTTATTTTTCCTTTCAGAGACCTTCAGCCAATTCGATTGGCTTTATTTTAAATGAACCAGTATTGTTTTCATTTGGTTCAACAACTAAAGCTACACGATGATATATAGTTTCTTTTATTGCACTCTGAATTGTATTTACCAAAGCAGGATAATCTTCTGGTGTGACAGTTAAACAGCCACTTGAAACTAGATGTGATTTATCATGTCTAACATTTGAATGAATTTGAATCTGTGATCTTTTTCTGTCTACTTTTGGATCATATCCTGTTCCTGTTATATCATCTGGTCGACCCACATTATAAACTGTTTTAAATGCACCTTCATTAGGATCAATACCATTATACTCATAATAATCGGAAATAACAGAGCCAACACCCTGAGAAGTCAAAACATATGTGCCATATGGAACTGATGGGTATGCACTTCCACCTCCTGATCCTGCATCAAATTTCATATTATTAATAGTTGAGTCTTTAAATCCTTCAAATGAAATTGTTCCTGACATATAGTTTGGTCGATTTTCATTTACAGAATCATCAATAGATTTTTTACCTTTGATTATACCCACACCAAAAGCTTGAGTGATCAATTCAGTTGTTTGTTGTTTTTGGGGTTTAATTACAACAGGAAATTCTGATTCGTTTTTCTTTTCTGTTTTAGAATCAGCATGTATTTGTTTAATAAAATTAAGAATTGATTCATACAATTTTAATAAAAAGTTCATATTATTCTCCTGTTCGTTCCTTAGGAGTTGGTCTTTCTGTTGGTGGTGGAAAATTTGAAGATGTTGGTGTTGTTGGTGGTACATTTACTTGTGGAGGAGATGATTTTTTTGAAGAAATATCTTTTACTGTTGATTTTACCGCACTCACAGTTTTATTTAATAAAGTTGTAATTTGTTTTAATAATGTGGGCATGTTATTCTCCTATAAAAATAGAGCTAGATGAATCTAGCTCTAGATATAAATTACATATTATATAGTTTATGTTGAAGATTCTTTAATCTCAATCTTTTTTGGTTTTTTATTTTCAGGAATAAATCTTTCAAGCCAAATCTTAAGCATACCATTAATCAAATCAGCATTTTTCACTTCAACTGTATCAGCAAGAGTGAATTTTCGTGTAAATGCTCGATCAGCAATTCCTTTGAAAATATAATCATGCATTTCATCTGTTTTGATTTGACCTTTAATAGTCAGTACACCTTCTTCCATAACAAGTTCGATATCTTGTTTACCAAATCCAGCAACTGCGATTTCAATTACATATGTATTCTCGCCAGTTTTTTTGATGTTATAATTTGGATAAGTTGGTGTCTTTAGAAGATTTGTATTAATTGGTGCAAGACGTTTGAAAATTTCATCAAATCCAATTGTATCTTTTGTTAAACGTGAAAATCCAAATGGATCAGCAATTGTATCGATATTTGTCATATTTAACTCCTCTTTAAGCTAGTTATCTAGGAACTTAATATCCTTTAATAAGCTATATTAAGTTCCATAATAATGATGTTGAGAACGCAATACCTCATCTCAACATAATATATATATCACATTTTAACCGAATTGTCAAGCTGTTACCAAATAGTTACTATAACTTTACCAGATGCACCAGCACCACTTGTTCCACTCAGTGAACCACCACCGCCTCCACCAGGTGCTGAACCTGCTGTACCATTTCCACTACTAGAACCATTACCACCATTACCACCATATAATGAATATCCTGGTCCTGTTGTTGCCCATCCTTGACCTCCTCCACCTCCACCATATGTTGCATATTTCCCATTAGCTATAGCAGGAGTCTCTGCTTGTAAATCTACATATCCACCATTACCACCTGCGCCAGGATTATTTAAATATAAAGAATCTCCACCCGTACCACCATATGCAAAACCACTATATGATGCATATGATCCACCAGTACCTCCAGGTGCAGTATAAGATCCAAAAGATGTATCACCACCTGAATTACCATTAGTAGTACCAGAAACAGCAGAACCACCAGTACCAATTGTAACAGTTACATTTGATGATAGTTCAACGAGAGGTACTATATACTCTCTGTATCCACCACCTCCTCCACCACCACTTGCAACTGTTCCTGCTGCTCCAGAACCACCAGCACCCCATAATTGTATTCTTGCCATAGAACCATAAGATGGTTTAGTCCATGTTGAACTTGCTGTAAAGATTTGCGTATTTGTCTCTAAAAAACCCCAATATGCTATGCTACCAGTAGTTTTTAATATTTGATTTTGTGTTCCATAATTTCCGTTTGCTTTAATACCACCAGTTGTTATTACATTTGATGCTGTAACAGTATTTGCTGTTATATTATTTGAATTAATTATATTTGTACTAACTGAATTCGACCAACGAACTCCATTGTTTCCTGTTGATATGAGAACATCATTATTATTACCAGTGATGTTTTGAGCTAGAATACCACCAGTTAAATATATTGTTCCATTAGGAAACACAGCATGTTTATCAACATCATTTACAGATAGTCTTAAAACAGCAGAATTTGCTTCATATGCATTTGCATTTACATTGATTCCAATACCCGAATATTTTGTTGTTGTATTGGACCAAGTTGCTCTTAAATTACCTATAGTTACTGGCATTATTTCTCTCTGATTAAATATGTTGATTGATAATCTTGACTTGGTAGACCAGTAAAGTGTTCATCAATACCAATTAATTCACATCGACCATCACCACTTTCAAATACCATATTATCTAAATCTTCCCAAGATGTATCACCATACACACTATCGGAATAGTCTAATGATATTGAAAAATTAGTTAATGTAGCAACGGTACCTGATTCTGCACCTACAATAATACTACCATTTGCAAATTCACCTCTTTTATAACTTTCAAAATCGAAATTTGCAAAATCTTCTTCTGTTATTAGTTTTGGAAATGAATTTGCATCTCTTTCAATATTTACAAGAACTATAAAATTAGTTTTTTTATTGAAGCTTTGAACACGTGCTGAGGAATTTGCTGTTGTCACTTTCTCATTAATATAAAAAAACATTTATACTACAGTTCCTCCACCTGTTCCATCATAAGTAAAAACATTTGGTGAAGCTTGTAAAGGATTTGTTGGACCAGTTGGATGAATCTTAGGATCATTATCAGGAGCAGCTATATCCCCAACAGCACATATGGCCAACTTGTCTTGTATATAAATTGTAGGAGGACCAGTGACAGCTTTTAAGTTGCCGCCTGTGTGTGAATCAATATCACCATCAACTGCCCATAATCTATCATTTACAAAAACTGTTTGATTACCAACAACAATTGTGCCTGCTCCACAAAATCGCATATCACCATTTCTATGTGCTCTTGGCATTTTTTTTATATCCACTTTTTCCTGATTCAGGATTTAAATCTATCCTTGGTGCTTGTTGCACCAAATGCTTACCTGAACCTATATATACATTTTCTTTTGCTCTCATACTTATATTTTTAGCATCAAAATCAATATCTCCTGAACATTTCATTTTGATGCTTTTTTGTCCTTCTATTGTCAAAGTACGATCAGCATCAATTTTAATTATTATTCCATTATCTACACTAATTACTGTGGGCGAATCAACATAGATGTAATTATTATTTAATCTTTTAAGCATATATTATACTCCAGTTGATCCTAAACCACCTGTTCTATTTGTTTTCTTTGATGGTTGATCTTTAGTTTCTTCTATTTTATATATGATAGATTTTACAAGCTCTGCTTGTGCTATTCTTTCACCAATACTAATTGTTCTTCCTATAGTTGATCTATTATATATCAACACAAATATTTCATCAACATAATCTGAATCAATCACAGCTTCTGAATTAGCAAGAATTAATCCTTCTTTTAATGAAAGACCCGATCTAGCATGTATTCTAACTGAGTATCCTTTTGGAATATCCATAATGATACCCGTTGGAACTAATACTCTCTCATGTGAATTAATGAAAATTGTGCCATTTGGTGTGGGTCTAGTAAATGGTCTATTTGTATCATTATACCCTTTATATTCATGTTTACCATGCCCTTGATATGACAGATCAAAACATGCTGCTTGATCTGTCGCAAAAGTTGGTAAAATGATTTCTGGATGTGTTTTATAAAGTTTCAATGCTACCATAATATACTTTCTCCATAATACTATTTAAGATCAAATTTAGGTAAAATCTTCTTAATCTTTTCTCTTAATGACGATAATCCATTTTTAATATTATTAAGTATCATCAATATTCTAAACACAACAATTTTTAATAGACTAACCTCTATTTTCATGTTTGTTTCCTTTTTTTTATGTTATTTCCATCCAATTGATTGCACCTATACATGTATCATTTGAACCAGCACCTGCCACAGCAAGAGTGAATGTTGTGTTGGTATTGGCAAATGAATTTCTTCCTAACTGTAGTCTAAAAATATCATCTTGCATTGATACTGCACCAGATCCTTGTTGTGCAACATACAAGAATCCTTGATCCAGATCATTACCACCAACTATAGTATTTGCTGTGATATTATATTGTACAGAAGAATCAGAACCAGCAGATACCCATGTACCATTTCCGACATTAGCATCTGCTATTAATTTATATGCTATTCTAGTTCCGTTACCTGTTAGACCCAACAAAGAAATTGATTTAGGCACTACTATAGCATCAGCCATCTCAGATTTCAACCTTATACTGACAACAGGATAAAATATACCCGCTGTGGCTAGTGTATAATGTGAATTTGGTAATTGACCTGCTGTTCTGTTTTTGCCTCTGACTTCATAGCCACCTTCTGACATGACTGACGAACAAATCAAGTTCATCGTAGCATTGTTTGCCATTGAATTTGTATTTTCAATTTCATATCTAAGTGGCAGACATGCTGTTGTCATGTATGTTGTTCCAATCAAATTGGCATGATGAAACGAATGACAATGAATGAATTGACCATTGATGACAAAACCACATCGAACAGAACCAACACCCAACCATTCAATATCTGACCAGAAGATTTGTACTTTTGATATATCAAGTGTGAGTAATGATGGACCTGTGCCATCTAGTTTATCTTTATTCCAAGATGATTGAGCAATTCTGTTTTCTGTCAGAACACCAGAACTGAAAGAACGAATGACAAGATTTACTGTTGAACCATCAAGTTCGAGATACACACCATTTTGTGAACCAAAGTATCCTACTCTCTGTCTTAATCCAGTTTGTGTTGATGCCATACAGAATGTGTTTAATATAAGAAGAGATTTTCCTGGCTGATATGAAAATGTTCTTGATGATTCTCTGTATGCATAAGAGTTAGCAGTATTTGTGATATTGAGAGATACAATAGATGCATTTGCATCATATGTGACTGTGCTACTAACGGCAGAATTTGAATTATAGAACTTACCATTGTCTTGATATCTGTGTGATGAATCAAACAGAGTCAATGGTGTTGACATCCTTGCTCGACCAAAAGCATCTACAGATGTACCAGAAGGATTACCAGCACCAACAAGATTGCCATACTGGTCAGCAAGCATGACAACTTCAAATATGGTAGTTTCTTGTGGCAGATATTGATGAGTATCTTTTCTAAACTGTGCCATTAATATTTTTTACCTATTGTATATTTCGAAATTAAAGTCCAGTTATATTTTTCTTTATGTGAAATAATTTTTATTTGATTTATCGGAGCAACTGGTGTTTCACTTTTCTTTTCATCTACTAAATCTAGTAATTCCCATTTATGAAGAAGATTTGCAATGGTATTCCTTCTTGCTTTGTCATCTTCTGAGAAATTAGACATTTTACCGTCTAATAAAAACATTTCTTTAAAATGAGGAAGATAATATTTCCCTTTTTTATGTAGAATATGAACAGATTGATAAAGAATATTATCTTTTCTTGATGCTACACCAATTCTAGTTAATGTCTCTTTCACTTTAAGAAAATCATCAGAATTTTGCAAGCGAACTTCAATTAAACTATTAACTACATCATCATTCATTTATAATACCTTTCTTTTTATTAATTTTTTTAAGGTATCATTTGCAAATCTTTCAATTAGATTTAACTTTGATTCCTAATTCATTTTTTATTTATTAAACCACCTTTGTTTAGTTTATCTTTGATAATTGATAATTGTTCATCAGAAAGAATATTTAAAACATCTTTTGCTTTTTCATTAGAGTATTTGAAATATTCTTTTATAGCTTCAATGTTTTGAATTGTATCTTTTTTGTGCCATTTTTTGAATGGTCTTTTATATGATCTTATACTATTTATATGATAATCATATTGTAATTTTTTATCAATATTAGATGATAAATTCATTGCATTAGCTTGCATGATACAGTCATAGTGAAAGCTCAAAGCACGATTGACAACGAAAGGGACATAATCCCTCTCATTGTCAACAGTAATGACTGGTATTTTTGTCTGTAGAATAGATGGTATAACTTCTTTAAACAAATCTGTCATTGTTTGACCTTTTTATTAAATCGTGTATTCAATAACGATGCAACATATTCATCCATATATCTATCATCAAGTATACAATCATGCTTATCTGGAAAATCTTCTTCAGCAAGAAACTTGAAATGAATATTCTTAAAAGATACACCAAAATGTCTCGCTTTTGTACCAGCAGTATGTGTTTCATCGTGTCTTAGACAATCACACAAACCCTTCATGAAACGCCTAATTCTGTTATTTGCACTATTGCCTGATATTCCGCAGTACAAACAATTGTCTGCTCCTGGATAATTTTCATATAGCACGTATATGCCTGGTTTTTCGAAAAGCCCACTGGAAACTCTTTCACCATTACAGAAATATGACAGACCAATACCACGCACTTTGAAGTCAATATAATCAACTTCAATTCTATATGTTGGTTGATTAAGACCAGCAAGAATTAACTTCTTGGCATACTCTTGATTCGATATATAATGTTCACCAAAGATTGTCGTAGCCATTATTTAACCTCACAATCTACCATTAATTCAGTTAGACAAGCTACCAGATTAATTTCCTGATCTGGCACAAATGCACTCTGATACTGATACTTAGCAATGATAACTACAGCTTGTGGTATACTTTCTGGTTTCATGTAATCATATAAAGTATCATAAATCTTTCTGTAGATTCTGGTTGTATCAATGTCAGAATTTGTCACAACCCACTTACGCATTTCTCCGAAATTTTTTTCTTTGAGATATTTCATCAAGTCTGACATGTTTTTGATATTGGAAACTTGATTCAAAACTGATAAGTCAATATTACCAGAACTTGAATATCTTTGCAACTCATTTAATGTTCGGCGATAATCTGGAAAATACTTCTCAACCAGTTTAGCAACAACAGTCTTATCAAATGTGATACTTTCTTTA